TCACCTTGAGCAATAGAACCAGTTCCTTGTCTTTTCATGCGTTCTCCAATACTGAAACTATAACTTCTGCTTTGTTCGCTACAGAACAAGCACCATGTATTTCTGATGTATCTGTAATAACAATCTTTCCATCAACAAGATCCAGGTTGCCTCCTACTGGAATTGAAGTGCTTTTACAAATATGAATCTTGCTGTTATCTGATGCAACAAGAGCAATATCGACTGTCACTGTAGCCGTATGCACATTTGCTATATTTAATCCTATAACAACATGTCCTTTGTCAGTTGTTACTGCACTAAGATCTGCACCAATTTGAGAAGCTGTTCCATGATTCCCAATAGATGTTTGTCCAAGTGCTGATTTTCTAGTTACAAATTTTGCCATAGACTACCCCAGAGCGATTGCAAATACGATTGAGTTTGCTTGTGAAGTTGCATCTGCTGTTGTTGCAGAATTAGCTGCAGCCGTAGCAGAACTTGCTGCTGCAGTTGCTTGTGCAGAAGCTTTGATTGAATAATGTTTTGCTGAATATTCTGCTGTATCTACAAGATCATCTTCTGCTGCTGTAGCCCATTCTTTAGCAGCACCAGCATTTGATGTATCAGTTACACCAGTACCACCAACAGCCCATGCTTTAGATGAATAATCTGATCCTGTTACAACACCATTTATTTTAGTAGCATAATTACCTGCTAATGTTGCTGATGTTGCAGCAGCAGTTGCTGAACTAGCTGCATTGGTTGCTTGAGTAGTAGCATTAGCTACCTGTGCATCTGGATCATTTGTTGATACACCAATATCTCCATTAGCATCAAACTTTAATGCTTTAGAAGCTCTATCTGCTTTATTTACATTTAAAGTACCAGCAGTTTCAGGATTAGAGTCAAATGCTGTTGTTCCAGCTAAAGAAGATGCAAACTTAAAAGAATAATCTTTTCCATCGTCAAGCTGTTGTGCTATTTGAGTAAGCTTGTCATAGCTGTTTTCTAGTGTCTCTGCATCTATAGTTGAGTTGTTTGTGTAATCAGATGTTTGTGTTAATGGGACATTACGTGTAACAACTATGCTATCTGATGATGTAGGATAAGATACTGTCGAATCTACAGTAA